GTAATCTCTGATACGTCAAAGTCATTCAGGTGTCCTCGGTCCACCCAGAAGTTAACGTATCGATCTACTGTTTCTTCCCAAGTCTCTCTACGTTGCTCCTCTGGTAGGTACCTAGCGTACCTAGACTTGTGTATGTATTGTTGATATGCGTCCATCTATTCTGTTACTCCTAGTGTCTCGTTAAGTATGGCTTGTGATGCTAACTGTAGTAGCATGTGCACACCGTCAGGGTACTGTTCATTAGATGCAACTTCAAACATCTCCCCGTCTTCGTACATTACTACTACTACTTTAGGACTCCTGTCCTCCTCTTCCATTAGTGCAGCTTTGGTGGCAAAGGCAGTTAGGAACTCTGTGGTTGTAATAGAGTCCTCCTCTGTTCCACCTTTACCAAAGTTACCCTCTACTACTTTCATTGTGATAACTCCTCTACTAACCAACTGAGGTAGACCTGTGCTTTCTTTAGGTCTTCTATTCCATTCTTGTACTCGTAGCGCCAGAGGTACTTAAGGCAGTTACCCTTTAGGTAACCTTTGTACTCCGTAGGGTGCATAGATGCCTTGATTGCTTCGATGGCTTCTATAGCGCCTTTGTTGTAGTGATCTGGTTGTGCTACAGGGTCGTTCCTTAGCTTACTGGTGGCCTTGTCCCACTCTGAGGGTGTGGCCTCGTTCAAGCTCTTTAGCTCATCTTTTGAATAAGTAGTCCATTCGTTAGGCATAGGTATCTTCCTCTAGTTCCTCTGTGAATTTGTCGAGCTTGGTGAGTAATTTATCCTCAAACCTGTCTAGGATCTCTTCTGAAGATATTTGTAAGGCTTCTAGAAGGTCATCAGGGTCGTAGTGGTTCAACAGTCTCTCCTTAATTTCGTCTAGTGTCAGTGACATAATCAACTAATTCCTTTAGTGTGTCTATATTATACCATAGAATCCTGTTCTTGTCACACCATTGTGCCATAGTATTCTTGGTACTCTTACTAACTTTCTGGTTAGGTTTCATCAAGACAAATATGAGTTCGTGTGTCTCTGGTAAGCACTTAGCGACCGAGCGATACTTTTGTGTGTCTCCAGAACGAAAGTATCCTTTGCACTCAATGAGGTAAGTCCTACCGTTTCTTTCGTACACAAAGTCTGGGGTGTACTTACGCTCAATGCGGTACTCGATCTGCCACGGCTCGTAGCTAAAGCCGTATGGTTGTAACTGCTTCGATACATCATATTCAAACCCTGATCTAAACTCATTAGGATATTTCTTGGACTTTCGGCTCATTGACCACCTCTGTTAAGTACCTTGGACCACTTGAGTACAAGAATGTACGCAACCCTGACCAACACACGCGCTTGTACTGGCAATAGGAGCAACCCACGGCTAACTTTTGGTTGCCACTTTTCCCGTCTGGAACGACCTCGTGACATACCTCCGGCCACACTGGTTGCTCTACTAGCTTTTTTACGCGTTCGATGTGCTCCTCTATGTCGTAGCCTATCTTAGCGTGTACAGGTGCCTGTGTATCCTCAGAGTCGTACATGAGGTACGTCAGGTGCCCATTCTGTTTGTCCATGGCTAACCATCCAAACTTGCTTTCTCCCTCAGAATGCGCGTAACCTTTAATTTGTGCGATGTATCCGAATGGATCATCAAAAGCAAGACTTCCGTCTTTGAATTTCTTAAACCCAAAGGTGGAAGTGCTTTTAACATCAGTGACAATCCCGTCAATCTTGCAGTCCATAGACCCTCTGATACCAGCAACTTCACATTTCTTTTGTTCATCTGTAACCTCGTGTCCTGAGATCCTAGTGAGAAACAACAGCATCTCTTCGATTAAGTGACCGTACATAAACTTGACATACGTATTAGGTGTCATATCCTCCTGTACATCAGAGTTGTTTACAGCGTTCCAGAGGTAGCGATCATCTCGCCCGATGTTGGACATACGTAGCTTACGTCCATCACGTTTCTCAGTGAACAAAGTAGACATTAGTTTCTTACAGTTTTCACCAAACTTATCTATCTCTTCGTAGAGGTCTACGTCCTCTGGTATTTCCTTAGTAGCGACTACTTTGTAAATGTCGTCTACCAGCGAATATATCTCCTTCATTCAAACTCCTCCATAGTACCCCGAATCATAAGTTTAGCGAAAGCAGGGTCACACTTAAACCACTCGTTCTTCCTGTCGTCTGAACAATCCGATAGTATCTCGTGGGCGGCAGCTTCAGCAGCCCGGCGATCACTAACGCTCCAACTGTCATACAACACGTAGTCTCTGTAAGGTGAAGATGTCTGATAGTTACTCAAGCGATCCTCTGCGTCTACGGCCATGCCTACTTTGATCCACTGAGGGAAGCTCTCGTTAACGATGATGTACACCTGTCCTTCTTTAGAGCTATTGTACTTCTCTAGACTACTAAAGGCCGCGTCCTCAAAGTTCTTGTACTTACCTGACTTGTGCAGAGGGTGCCCCTGTTTAATGTACTTACCGTTGACCCACATGCGGTTATTATTCCTAGCCTTGTGTCTCTCTGGGTTATCTTTGTAGTACTTGCCTTCTGTCTTAGTGTAAATCATTTGTCCTCCTCAGTGTGTGTCTGCCCACGTTGCTCCAACTTTGTACTCTCCGTCGAGGGGGCATCTGAGGTCAAATGATATACCCGCCGCCTTGATGCACTCGACTGCGAGCCACCCAAACTTACTCGCTTGTTTTGAGACAACCTCCGTTTGTATTTCATCGTGTACGTTCCCTATGAATTTGTAATCAATGTTGTGCTGGGTAGCGTAGTCATCCAAGAGAACCAAGGCCCTCTTCATAATGATAGCACCAGCGGCCTGAAGTAAAGTGTTTAGTGCACTATGCTCTGATCTGACCCAAAGCTTTCTTCCGTCGAGTCCAACGAGGTAACCCTTCCTAGACGCTTGTCCAACTCGCTCTCGTAGAGTTTCAAGAGAAGGTGTATTTCGTAGAAAGCGCCCCCTAAGCTCACCGCCATCTCTTGCAGTTCCTCCGACGATGCTTCCAATCTTTGCGTCTCCTGCTCCGTAGAGGAAAGCGTAGATGAAAGTCTTTGCCTGAGGTCTTGTTGCAAGTCCCGCAGCAACTTGATTTCTGGTGTGAATGTCTTCTCTAAGTAGGACATTAGTAAATTCCTCATCGTCCATGTAATGAGCTAACATGCGTAGCTCTAGTCCGCTGGCATCAACACCTACCAGCTTGCGATCCTCAGGTACAACCCAGCAACTTCTACACTCCTCACCGTAGATAGAATTAACTGAAGGCACCTGTGCCATATTAGGAGTCTGGTGCGTCATACGTCCAGTGACTGCTCCGTTTGTTGTGACTCTACCGTGTACCCTACCGTCGTCCTGTACGTGCTCAAGCCAAGAGTTTACCTGTGCGTAACGCTTCTGTAACATCAAGTACTCTAGGACTTGCATAGCCTCCGGTATATGTTTATTCTCCTCAAGTGTCCTTTCATCCACCTGTGGCCTACCTCCGGGGGTGAGTTCCGACCAAACAGCACCCTTAGCCTCAAGTCTCTGAGCAACCTGTTGCCTTGACCCCGGATTAAAGATAGTAACCTTATCCTTGAGTCGCTTCCCCGTCTTGTCTGACCACCTCTCTTCAACAATAGGCGGGAACACCTTCTGTAACTCCTCTTCGATAGCATACATACTCTCCTTGAATCTTGCAGACAACGTGTGACACAGACGCTGATCTAGTAGCCATCCGTTAGTCACTTGCTCCTGTATGATCCACTGTACCTCGTGCTCTAGGTCTAGGGCCTCTTGAGAAAAACCCTGTAGATCAACCATGAGTCGCTTGTGCACTTCCTGTGTAACCTCAGTATCCCTGATGCAGTAATCAATCATGGCCGGAGTCAACTGTGACCAATCCTCGTGATCCCCCTTAGCGTAACCTAAGATGTTACCCCAGTTACGTAACGAGTGACCACCTGACCGACTAGGATCAGCGAGCCTAGATAGCACTAGAGTGTCAAGGACAGAACCCCTAGCAAAAGTAAAGTCCCAAAGACGCTCGACCACAGGAACATCAAAGCCAATTCCGTTGTGGAATACGAACGTAACTGGCGCTTTACGCGATACATACTCTTTGAAATCTTGCCCATTACATATTACCTCGCTCTCTCCGTTGTGACGACATACAGCACACCAGATAACACTAGGATCTAAGCCGTCGGTTTCAATGTCCATGTAAACTAGGTTACTCAAAACTCAGTCTCAGGTGGTGTAGGGTTAGCACACTCGTGGATACGTCCTGTAAACTTATCGTACCGTAGCCAGCAGGCTGGGCCTGTCTCACCTGAGTAACGATTCTTAAGTATCCTGACTGTGGTTGTGTTCCTAATGTCCTCATCCGGGTTCTGCTGGTCACGCTCCATACCTATGACGATATCAGATAACTGAGCAATACTCTGGCTACCCCTGAGGTCCTGTAGACTGATGCGGCCACCGTCCTCGTGAGCAGTACCAGAGGATCGTCGTAAGTGAGACACTAGAAACAACGTAATCCCTGTCTCAGCCACAAGCGTCCTAAGCTTGGTCATTATCTCATCGATTGCCTTTCGTTCATCTCCGTTTTCTTGAGAAGAAACGACGATTGATAAGTGGTCGAGGATGATGTACTCACAGTCGCAAGCCTTCGCCATATGCCTGACTCTTGAAAGTAACTCGTCCGCTGATGCTGACCCCCAGTGGTCGAAAAGATAGTAACGACCTGATCCCATCGTTGCTTCCCAGTGCGGTCTAAGGTCATCGACAGGTGAATCTTCTTCCAAGTGTAGTCGCCTAGAGGATGCCACCGACATGATTCCCAGTGCTGTTGTTGCAACGTCCTCCTCCAGTGCAAGTACACCGATGTTGGATGTAGTTCTCTGCAATAGATCGTACTCAAGTTCTCGTATAAATTGAGATTTTCCCATACCACTGCCGCTGGTGATAGTGACGAGTTCATACGGCCTGTGCCCCCTTGTTATTTCGTTCAGCCCTTCCCATGGATAAGGGATGCTCTTGACTTGACGCTTGGCTACTAACTTGTCCCACGTCTCGTTACCTGCAATGATACCATCAGGACGGTAGACAGAAGCATCCCAGAAGGCCTGTGTAAAGTCCTTAACCCTGTTAGCCATGAGCATCTCACTGGCGTCCTTTAGGGGGAGTTTACATATCTTTAACTTGTTAGGACTAAAGAGGTCCTTGACCTGCTCTAACGCTAACTCACCAGCCTTGTCTTGGTCAAAACAGATGACCACGTTATCGTAACCCTCTAGCCACTCAAGGTTAGCTTTGATCTCCTTGGATGCGCTAGAGGCTCCAGCCCTCAGCGATACTACATCGTACTTCTGTCCAAACATCTCGTAGACAGACATAGCATCTATCTCGCCCTCAGTAATCGTGAGGAATTTCCCAGAGCCTCTACATTGCTTCTGTCCGAATAGCCCTACGTTACTGTGGTCACCTGTGGCACTAAATTGCTTGTTCTTTACTCCTCGCTTCTTAGAGCCTACTAACTCACCTGTATCCTTATCGTAATAAGGGTAGTAATGAGCGTCGATAGACCCATCAGGGGCAAACTGTACGGTAACCTGATAACGCTTACAGGTAGCCTCTGAGAGCCTCCTGTCAGGTATCTGGGACACTACACCACCCATGAATAAATTACTAGCCTTTGTCACTTGCTCTGCGCTCCTGTGAGGCTCTAAGCCATCCTCTGTATTTCCGTTTACGTGATAGTTACAATCTGGGGAGAAACAATGGCGGCCACCGTTAGAGTAGACCGCCAAGTTATCCTTACTACCACATTTGGGACATTCCTCGTGGTATAAGAATCCGTCACTCATTAGAAGTCAACAGCCTCCTCTGACATCTCAGGCAACTCTAGGACCTTGACAGCCTCCAGATACGTTGGCGTACCGTGGACAGGATGAGCAGGACCAGACTTGTACTTAAGACGTACCTTAGAGTTATAAGGGATCTCGCCCTCAAAACGATTACCATCAGCATCTACACGCATGATGTCGTACTTTGACTTAAACTTACGTTGTTTAGCACCATCGTACTCCTTAATCTTTACACCCTCAGCAGAGAGGGCCGTAGCATCCTCTTCAGACATCGTGATGGTAAGACTATACGCTCCTGTGGATTGTCCGTTGTATACGTCGTGTTGAGTGACGTTGCTAAAGTTTACTGTACCTTCGATAACACTACTAGCCATGGATTTAATCTCCGTTTGTTTAAAAAGAATTCCCGAGGGAACACCTATAGTATAACACAGTCTCTTTCCGTTTGCAACCCTCCTCTCTAATTTAGTTACTTCTTAGGTACTACATTAGTACTACAGTAGACTAATGTAGTAATACTTTATTTATCTCTTAAATATATAATAAAAGAGTACTAAAGATAAAACAAAGGCTCCTATGAAATACAAAATCATTCTTTAGTCATTCCTTTGTAATACTATGTAATATTGTATCATAGTTTTCCTGTAATGTCAAGACTTCATCTTGTGTAATAGTACCATCATCATTACTTGACTCTGTTTGATCTAGTTCCCAGTGAGCAGCAATAGATACTGTCAAACATTCTGTACACATATCGTAGTGTACCCCTCTAACATCCTTCT